ATGTTTACAAATAAGAAATTAATTCGATTTGGTTTATCGTTATTTGTATTTTTAGGGATAATTAATTTTACAATCAGCTATTTCCAAACATATCTTGAAACAGCAGCAGATATTAAATGGATAATTCCAGAAATTTGGAAAACCATTTTACTAGATGTTCCTCAAGGGATACTTGTTCTTTTAGGCGCAATTGCTTTATATGATTTCACAAAAGAGGCATCACAAAAAGACGCATCAATCTAAGTGTGTCTTTTTTCTATTAGGAATTTCATAGAGAGTTTTACTGGAGAAATAGAATGAAAAGCCCTAATTAGGGCTTTTTTTGTTGGAATTTCTTATCCGTCATAGAAACCGGTCACTTGGAGGTGTTATAGCGAAAGCCATTTACAGTACAGAAAAATCTAAGCAGCAGACGGAAATATATAGGATATGGCATCATAATTATTGAGAAATTAATTGAACTTAGTAAGTATGAAGATATGACGCTAGAATTCATATTTTTTAATTTTTATTTATCCCGCTATTTGCCGGGCAGTAAGCCCCCCCCCTCAAAATTCAGCGGAAGCAAAGAAGTTAGGTAGGGGATGAACAAAACCCCACTGATTAAAGTTTCACTTTATAAAAATGAGCCCATAGTAAAAATAGGTATATGAACAAGGTGCATCATCTAGTGATAAGTCATACTTTGTTGGTGTACGTATTGAACTTAGTTTATAGCGCTATTTCTACTTAGATGTAACGAACAGGAATATAGGGAAGTATCGATGAGGTTGTATTTTATAAACGGAGGTTATGAAAATGAATCAGTTTCAACAAGAACTACAAGCTTTAAGCCTTAATGATTACCGGTCTGGAAATATTGTCTATTGGGACCAGCAAAACCAATATCCATATTACTATATTGAAGATGCTGCTCGTCGCTGTGGCGGTTGTGGTCGTTGTGGCGGTTGTGGTGGAGGTCGTTGTGGCGGCTTCCGTTGTGGTGGCTTCCGTTGTATTGGTTGCTTCGGTTGTTTTGGTTGCGGAGGCTGTGGCGGTTGTGGCGGCTGTGGTGGTTGCTCTAACTGTTTTGATGGTTTTACTGATACTACCGGTACTATTGTAACGTATGAATATTGATAACATCTATCTTGCTAGTTGCGGGCAGTAACATCCCCAAAAAAATTCAGCGAGAGCAAAGAGAAGTTAGGTGGCGGACTGCCCATAAAAGCCCGATTGGTGAGAGCTGATTAAAGTTTCACTTTAGCAATTAAAAAACATTAGTTATATGTACGTGCCGACAAAGAATATAGCCATTATTAATGGATATATTCAATCATTCAAGTGAAAAAGTAACAATAAGATATATAGATGTAATCAAGATGTGATGGATAAAGCAATGACTAGATTTAAAATCTAATCATTGTTTTTTTCTTATGGTTTTATCATTAAATATCTGTCTAGTTTGGGCATTGCTTCCTTCTAGCTAATGATTTTATTACAACCGTGTAAGGTTAATGTAATGTTAATCGATAGTAAAATAAGTTGCTTAAGTGTATTTTAAATAAGATTAAAAAGTACTGTTTATCTACAAAATAATAGGGTAAATACTATGTAATTAGGAAGTGTATGAATATGGTTGAACTAAAATCTATTTTCCATTCGTATAAACTAAAGAGAAAAATAGCTAAAGATTTATACGGAAAAAGAGATGAATTATCACTGTTATTAAATGAATTTAATAATATGAAATGTACAGTAACATCTGAAAAGAAGAAAAATAATATATTATCTCGTTTGCAACTAATTTATCAAAATATGAAATCGGATAAGCAGTACCCTCTAGCAGTTGCTTTTGATAGTAAATTATTGGAGCGATTAGAAAAAGAATCTCTACATACTATTGAGGAGGGTGTAACATGTCTACATTTAATGTTAGATATGAATTATGAGAAGATAAAACAATATGGTTCGGGTACAAGTAGGTCATTCGTTCCATTATCGCAGTCTTCTATTTGTCTTGCTGATTGTATTTGTTTAACAGGAGTTGTAGTAGGTTTACTAGGAGCAATTTCATTTGGGGGATTACTGTTATCTATATGTTCAATTACATAAAGGTTGATATTTGTAAAAAGGGCACCGAATTAAGGTGTTCTTTTTTGGTTTTTTTGTAAAGTTATTGTAAATGATAAGTACAATGCATTAGGTGTAATGTATAATTCGAATGTATTGAAATAAAAATATTAATAGAGGTGTTATACATGATAATTACTTTGAATTTTTAAAAGAGTCGGTTTGATAATAGTTTATGTAGATAAACAGTTTTTACGTTTCTTTTAAATACTTGGTTTAAATGGATTAGATTAAGTAACTATTGTTCTAGCTTTTTGATAATCAAGACAACTGAAGAAAGGAAGGAATCATTTTATGAAAAAATTAAGGCTGCTAACATTTGAAAATATAGTAGAACCCCTTTTAAATGAAAAGGTATCATTTATATACTTTCCTATTGAATGGCTGGACATCGTAGAGATACATTATAAGACATTTTTATTAACGAGTAAGTTGAAACGTTTGAATGAAAGATTGTATGATATGTTTTCGGATATATTGTTTATTCAGCATAACCCGTACGTATTAAATGAAAATACACCATGGATCGTATCGAAAGAACCTATTAGACAAGAGCAGCTCGATTATATTTTTCAAAGTTGGTATGAGATTATTCATGATTGGAAACCAAATAGATTAGTAGAACCACCAAAATATGAATGGCAATCCGATTTGATTTCTAATTTGCCAGTACTACATGATAATGAAACGTATTCTAAGTGGGTGCCCGCTTTAATCTCACATATTTTTTGTGAGCGTCCTATATATTTAGAAAATACAAATGAAGAAGAAATCTATTTTTCCCCTCTTAGATCACAAAATATTTGTGAGGCGATGTCTGGGCCGATAAAAGATGAAAAAACACAAGATTTTTTCTCCTATGTATATCGATTCGAATGCATAACCCGCGGTGGTGAGAACGCTCCATTATTAAATATTTCAATAGGAATTCGGAGATTTTATCAAGAATATAAGATGATAGGTCAAACAAACCTTGATATGACAACGTTTGTTTGACTTTTTTTGATAAAATGCAAACATTTTGCAAACATAGGTTATCCAAAGATACTTTTACCGAAGTTTTTAACTGCTTCTTCCTGCATATTCGGTAAAACATGAGAATAGACACTTAATGTCATTGAAATATCTGTATGACCCAATCGCTCACTGATGATTTTAGGGTTAACTCCTTGTTTCAATAGTAGAGTTGCGTGTGTATGTCTTAAATCATGGAATTTAATTTCTTTTATACCTACTTTGTGTGTCATCCTAATGAAACTTTTTCTGAAATGTGCTCTTTTTATGATTCTTCCAAACTCATTACAATTTATTAAATCTTGATCTAGATAAGCAGAACCAAACCTTAATTTCTCTTTATTGATTAAAATTTTATGTTTTTTTAAGGCCGCTATTGTTTCATTAGGTACAGGAATTGTGCGTTTTGACGAATTTGTTTTTGCAGTTTTTTTGATCTTATTGTCATGACCAGATGTTTGATTTATTGTAACAGTATGTTTTTCAAAATCAATGTCCTGCCATCGTAAACCTAGAACTTCTCCTAGACGCATACCTGTAGTTATTGCAAGTAGATACCCAATGTGATATCGTGATTCTTGTGAATGAGCTAAAAACTTTTTTACTTCTTCCTCTGTCCAAGTCTGGATAGGGGTTTTTTCTTTTTTAGGTATCTCAGCAAAATCTGCTGGATTTCGAGAAATAATATTTTGTTTTACGGCTAGGTTTAAAGCGCTCTTTAAAATTCTATGCATAAGCAGAATAGAATTGTTTGCAATCCCTTTATCTATCGCAGTCTTATAACATTTTTGAATGTGTATAACATTTAATTTATGGAGCGCAACCATTCCTATACTAGGTATAACATGTTGGTTGATAAATGCCTTATAACCAGCAAAGGTACTCTTTTCTATGCTCATACTTTTAATTTCTAGCCAATGATTTAGATAATCTTTTAACGTAACTTTAGATGGTTCTATAAAAGTTCCTTCATTCAACTCTGTAATCTTCTTTGCCACATCGGCCTGTGCTTCTTTTTTTGTCTTATATCCAGAAAACCATTTCTGTCTTCTTTTTCCTGTCTCTGGATCAGGACCGATATCAATAACGATGCAATATTTATTTCCTCTTTTTCGAATATGTCCTTTCACTTAAAACACTCCTTCATTTTGTTTTGAATCATGTTGTATAAGTCTGGTTGTAATTTTGCTGCTATGAAAATTACATGTTTGGACATATCAGCGATGGGTATATTTTACCATATATGAGCAAATTCAGTTATAGGATATGATTTTCATCCATTGTAAAAAATAGTAAAATATTTATAGAATTAGATAAAGGGGGAGAAAAGACTATAAAAGAATTCACAAATGACCCTGGCGGGCACAAAGTAAGTGATTCTGGTGGCTGGAAGGAAGAATTAGACCCAGGAACAGGCATATAGTACATAAGTGGAGCTTAACGGCTCTTTTTTTATTGTAGAAAAAAAAGCCGTTAAGCTCCCTTGAGAAACGTTGATATATAACGATTTTAAAACTTTCTCAATAAGAATCAGATAACTACACGACTGAATTTTGGAAAAAATGTGATATTATGAAAATAATAAAATAAACGGACGTGAAAAAGACCTACGACTGTGCAAGTGGTGCTCGCAACACCCTTACACCGTCCTCCCTAAACGCGCTAGGGAAAACACTTGTCATAAGTCTCAAACATAATTATAACACACAACCTAGATATAATGGCACGTTTTCCTGTAAATATAAGACATCTAGGGTAACGTGTCTTTTTTGTCCATAAGGAGGGCAAGGATTGTGCAAGTTTTATTGGATTTAAATGACATGCAGGAGTGTCTAAAATCAAACGGTTATACAAATCGTAAATTGGCAACACGTTTTAAAGTAACGCATACAACAGTAAATAGTTATTTTAAGAAGCAAAGTAAATTTGATTTTATGCACTTGGTTGATGCGCTGAAGCTATATAAGCCTAAAAATGTTGATTTTAGAAGGGAATGCATCAAAGAGTGTATACCTACACTATCACATAAAAATTTGAAATTAGCATTAGAAGTGTTAGATATGTTTGGAGAATATGATCTTCAAGACCTAGTAATTCAACGAATAATGAGTTTTAAAACTAATAAAAATAAAAGCGAAGAAGAAAAGAAAAAAAGTAATTCAAAAACTGTGAGGATAAATTTAAATTTGGTTCCGTTATACAAAACATTAAGAGAAAGGAGTGAAAGTACAACTACTCCTAAGAGGTTCTTTGAGAAAGTTGAGAAGATGAGAAAAAATCAAAAATACTCAGATAACGAGCTGGTAATAATATCTGTTTTAAATACAATTTACTCTTTTTTTGATTTAGGTAATTATAAGATGGTTAATGAACATATTCAGCAATTATTGCCGGACATCTTGGGAATTAAATGTCATACATTAAGGGATTCTCTTTTATTAAGAATAAAAGAAATGGAAGTTTTCGTTGCACTTCACGAAAATAAATTAAACGAATCGCGTGAATTCTGTTTTGAAATTATAAATGATCAAAGTAATTGCTATGTCAGTACAAAGGCAGTAGCATATTGTAAAATTGGAGAAAGTTATGTTTTCTCTGATTATCAAAATGCTAAAGAGTACATGGAGAAATCATTAAATATAATTGGCGTTCCAGTGAATAAAAAATTAGAAGTAAGAAGAGAAAAAGTACTTAATACACTATTATTTTTAAGAATATATCATGAAAAAGATTTACATACCATTAACCCAGAAAATCTAGATTATGCTGAAAAAGCATTCTTATATGTAAAGCTAGGTGAAAAGCAAAAAGCGATTAAAATTTTACAAGCTTTACAAAATACAAATGGATATCTTAGTAGTTTTCAATTGTACTATATGGGGCTTGCGGTCGGAGGAGAAGAAGGGAAGAAATACCTAGAAATGTCCATAGAAAGTTTTTCTAAATCAGGTGATTATTTCTATGTATTCCTACCAAAGACAGCATTGAAATGTTATAATTGAATTATACAAAAAGGGTGGTGAAACGCTTGAAAAATAAGCTTGTGAAAATAGTTTTAACTATTACTACTGTAGCTTGTCTTTCTATTACAGCTTTTCAGGTGACGGAAAAAGATAAGGTGCAAAGTGCTAAAGGACAAAAAACAACTTTATATATGATTGATCCAGGCCCAGGAGGCGGTTAATTAATATAATATTAGAAATGACACTATCAAATTGATAGTGTCATTTCTGCTTTATAGGGAATGGAAACATTTTGACTGAAACGACAAAAACTTTCCACTTTAAGACGGTTAATATATAAAACAGGATGTAAGGGGAGAATTAAGGATGACGAAAGAGGAAATTGTAATCCTATTTTTAGATACTGTGAAAGAATGTGCACCAGATCAATTAGAAGAATATATAGCAGAAATTAAAAAAATAGCCGTTCCTAATTAGGGGGCTATTTTTCTGTTTTATTATGGTGTTTGTTAAGAGCTTGAGCGATAGCTAGCATTTGTTCTAACGCCATATCTTCTTTATCCTTTGGTAGCGGTTCTAGCCATTCCATGATTTCCTTGAATTTTTTATATTTATCATCACTAGAGTCGTCACCTTTATTTTCTCCGTACAAATAATTTACAGGTACATTAAATCTCTTCGCTATCTTTTCTATAGTTTCACGACTTGGGAATGCTTTTCCATTTTCAAACTTTGAAACAGTCCCCTTAGTTAGATCCACTTCTTTCCCGAATTGTTCTTGATTCATTTTGTTATCTATTCGAATTTGTTTAATTCTATCCTTCATTTCCATACTTAAATACTCCCCTTTTTACGATATATCGTAAATTACATTAATTACATTATAAAGTTTCCTAGCAAGAAACGTAAAGAGTTAAAAAAGTTTCCTTCTATGAAATTTTTTATAAAAAACACTTGAAGTTTCACGTGATGAAACTTATAATGAGTTTGTAAGCATCAGAAGGGAGTGATCAGATGCAAAATCAAAAACAACTAACGGCACTTCAAAAAGCTTTTGAAGATTCTGGTCTTAAATATCATGAATTAGCTAATATGGTTGGTATATCAAAGTCTTACTGCTATAAAATTATTAATTATAATCTAAGAGTTTATTATGATGTAGCTGTTAAAATATCAAATGTTTTAGGTAAAGAAAGCGACATTCTATTTAATGAACAAGAAAAAAATTTTGAACACAAAGTTTCATTCAGTGAAACGAAAGGGGGTGAAAAAAATGAGCCAATTACAAGTTTTGCAACATCCAGTAAGTGAGTTTGTTTTTATGGCAGGGAATCAAGTTGTTCATGATAGTGGAAAGAAACTTTTCGCAGCAGCTTGGAGAGACGTAAAATCAGTGTTTGCAGTAAACAGTTATTGCAACATTTTACAGAAAGATTTCAATGAGGAGATATCATACATAAAAGCATGGCGACCAAGATTAGTATGATTATCCATCGTTAATATAATTTTGGAAGGAGAAAAAAGAAATGGGATTAGATCAAATCATTAAAGAATCAATCCGAGAAGTTGTTCGAGAGGAGATACAAGCTGCTTTAGCGCAGTTCCAACAACAATCACAACCAAACAAAGTAATGAGGGTGAAAGAAGCAGCGGATTATCTCAATATCGCTGTTTGTAGAATGTATGAATTAGCAAGTCATCCACAGTTTCCAGTGATTAGGGAAGGGCGCAAATTACTTTTCCTACAAAAGGATTTAGAAGCTTGGCTTGAAACACAAAAGGAGGTGATCTAGTGGAAGATACGACATCGTTAGTTATATTCGCAATGTTTATCGCGTGCAGCGCATTGTTACTTTACATTACTTATGAACCAATAAAACAGTGGGCTTGGAGTGACGTAAAACAAAATAAAAAGACCCATGGCAGTGGGTCCTTTAAGAAAAAACAGTTGTTATAAGTATATCACGGAAAGTAGGGGAATAGTACATGCGTTTAACTGAATATCAAGTGCTATTACCTAATAAGTTTTGGAACTTAGCAAAGAGCAAGGATGAATTAAAGCAAATGATTGACCAGTATTTCAAGGCTGGTTATCCGCATTATGAAATTCAACGAATTATCAAAAGTGGACAAGCATATGTGGCGGTTTGTACAAGGAGGTAAATAAATGGCAACATTTCGAGTTAATAAAAGTAAAAATTACACAACCATTAATAATACAGGTCTTCGAGATGAACGTTTAAGTTGGAAAGCAAAAGGGATATTGGCTTACATTTTATCGTTACCAGATGATTGGGTGTTTTACATGGAGGAAATATCTACTCATGCGAAAGATGGAATTGATAGTTTAAGGGTAGGAATGAAAGAACTAAAAAAATTCGGTTATGTTAGAAGGTTTCCTGTAAAAAACGAAAAGGGAAAGATAACTAACTGGGAGACAATTATTTATGAAATTCCACAAGTGGAGAATCCACATATGGAAAAACCACAAATGGAAGTTCCATTTATGGAAAATCCAACGCTACTAAGTACTAATAAACAAAATACTAATATACAAAGTAGTAGTAGCATCTTCTCTTTCTACGAAAATAATTTCGGTATTTTAAATTCATTCATAGCCGAAAGTATTTCAAAATGGGTAAACGATACAAGCGAAGAACTTGTACAAGCAGCTATGGAGCGTGCTTTGAAACAGCAGAAGAAATGGAATTATGCTGAAGGGATTTTAAAACAGTGGGTTAACAAAAACATTCGTACTTTAGCTGATGTAAATGCAGCAGAAATAGAGTTTAAGAACAAAGGTGAAAAAGGAGCGAATAGATATGGCAACACCAATGAAAAAACTGGCGGAATCCCTGGAATCGAAGGTGAATTACCATTCTGATCAATGTATGAATCACTCCTATGTAATAGGTGGACAAACAATCATTAAGCCAATTCAAATGATTATTTATCAAGGAAAACCTGTTTGCCCAAGATGTGTAGTTGAGCAAAACGATAAGGTTTTGGAAGAACAAGCTAACGCTCATTATAAGAAGATTAGCCGTTTGCAGAAATTCAACATGCTGGAAAAAGCTAGTGTTATTACAAATAAGAAAATTCCTCTTTCAAGATTATCTGATTACAGAACCGGATGTGATGAAACGATTAGTCACAAGAAAGCTGTAGAAGAAACCTTGGAGGATTTAAAGAACGGAGAAATAAGAAAAGTTGTATTTACAGGAAATCAAGGGACGGCAAAAAGTTTCCTAGCATACAGCATGCTTCATGAATTAAATCAATATTTTTGGGATGTCAGTCAAAAAGAAGAAAATTATCATCTTATGAAAAGTTGCTTGTACGTCGAATTAGAAGCAATAACAAGAATGATTATGGATTCTTTTGATGATAAGAGCAGTAAATATACACTTCAATATTTCGTTCAATTAATTGGACAAGCTGATTTTGTAGTATTAGATGATCTTGGGGCAGAAAGTGGTTCAACGGATTCAAATAGACAGGCATCTGATTTCATACAACGCCTGTTATATGCGGTATCAAATGCTAGACAGGGAATGAGTACATTTACCACAACAAACTTTACTGGAAAAAAACTTTTTAATAAATACGATGCTAAGACCGTTAGTCGTTTATTTGGTGATTCAAAGGTATTGAAATTTACGACAGCTGATCAAAGGCTTGCAAACTTAGCTTTCTAATAAGGAGGAATAAGCATGTGTGTATTATGTCATGATACAGGAATTATTCGTAAAGAAACTTATCCAGGTGTGATTGAAACGAGCGGTTGTAATTGTGAAGTGGCAATACAGCAGCAAGAAGAAAACGATAAGCGTTGGCAAGCATGGTTAGTGAAATTCGAATCAATGAAACAAGAGCTGCAACGGAATCAACAACAAAAAGTTAGCTAACAAGAAAAAGGGGGATTTCAGTCGTATGAAGCCTACGAAAGTTGAAATCGATGTTACTGATAATAAAATTTATGTGGTCAAAAATGGCGAGGTCACGCCACTGAATCCTCCAGTAACAGGATTCGGGGAACAAGTAATTACTTGGCAAGGTGGAAAAGTTGATCGTGTTTCAACTACGATCACGGAAAAAATTAAATAACTGGGGATGCGATTATGAAGCAATTAACTATTGATGACGTTATAGGGAGTTTCCATTACAACGCTATAAGCACCAGTGAAAAGTTTTTGAATCCAAGCTTTGAAGTACATTTTTACGATAAAGAGGAACGGCAAAAGATGGATTGCTTTGATGTTAGGAATGAAGCTGAAGCTTGGGATGCAACATTAGAAGAGTATGGGAAAGGTATTCAGAAGATTAGGATAACTTATTCAAATCGTACTAGGGCACAATTTTTGGCACTTGATTAGGAGGGAGAATGATGGCGGCTTTAAATCGTTGGTTAACCGATGAAGAATATGCAAGAGCTTTATCTAATGGAATTAGTAGAAAGACGCTACATTATCGTGTTTATGAAGCGGAATGGGATTTAGAAGAAGCAGTAACAGCACCACCAGGAAGCGTAAGACATAACAAGTTTGAGGGAGTGCACACGAAATGGCGTAGAATCGCTGAGGCGAATGGTATAAACGCAGCTACATTTTACAGTAGATTAAATAGCGGTTGGGGATATCAAGAGGCCTCTACGAAACCAGCTATAAAAAGAAAAGGTTTGGGAAAAGTGTGGTTAGAACGAGCTAAGCACAATGGAATTGGCTATAGCACGTTTATGACAAGAGTAATCACTAGAAAGTGGGATATAGAAAAGGCTGTAACAACACCAGTAATTAGGACTGGAAAAAATGCCTCAGTACGATTCGAGAAATCGATTGTGAGAAACTGAAGGAATTAAAAAAAGGGGTTGGAGATAATGAAGGAAGTAATCAAGGAATATATAAATCAATTGCAACAATCAGCGCTAGAAAACAGAAAGGAATCAGATAAAGCGTATGATGCTGGAGATTTAGGTTTATCAGGTTACTATCGTGGTCAATGGATTGCGAATGAGGGAACAGCAATTGCATTAGAGACTATCATGATGCGAAACACATTGATATTCGGTATAGATGAGGCTCAAGAAAGGGTTGGAAAATTAACTAAAAAACTTGTGGAAGCTAAAGAAGTAGCTAATGAATTAGCTTCCACTAAAGTTTATATTCAAGATACTAGAAAGAAGGAACTTGACCAATATATTGAAGAATTACGGATTGATTTCATAAAAACTTTTCATCACGAGCCCGAAGGATTCTATCTGGTAGCGGAAGGACAGAATGGACGTTGCCAGATATCTTTATCGAGAAGACGAAATTTTTCCGAGAAGTAATAACTTCTAAAGTGTTATCTCCAACCACTACATCATTTGGATCGTTAAAGTGGAAAAATAAAGTGCCTCTTAAAGATGTATATGGGGGAATATCCAATACAGGTTGTAAACATTTATCGTCTATAAAAAATATCGTTTGGTGTTCAGTTCCGCTTGATAAAACACCATTATGTATCGTGTCTCTGGGTTGTGTTGTAGCGCAATAGCGATCACCAGGTTTGCTATAAGAGTTAAAAGTTCGTTTATTGTTTAAAGTAAACTCTATTATCGAAATAGGCAAGGCGCTTTTGTTAGTAATAATAACATCAATAATTGCTCTAAAATCACTTTGCCAATATACATCAGGCGTGTCTAAATCAATTCTATCAGGTCTCATTATGCTAGCTAAAGAATTATTGCCAATTTGCTGACATGTAATATTTGCTTTATTTCTTTGAAAGTTAGCAAATGTAATGATAAAGGTCACTAAGGAAATCAAAAATGTTGCAATTGGGATTATATTCAGTTTTAGAAATTCTATTAATTGAGTTATATCTCCAGTATTAATGATAATCACCTCCTTTTATACTCATTATACGATATAGGAGGACGGTATAGGTGATTAGTTACTGTAATCAAATTTGAATTTTGTATAAAAATTAAAGAAGCCTATACCTCAATATAGTATAGGCCGAGGGACTAAAATTAATCTGTTATCAATTTCGAATAGATATTTAAATCGATAAGCTTCCCAGCTGATATTTCGCTTTTTCTTAGAGTCCCTTCAAAAGTGAATTGTAATTTTTGTAATACTTTTATGGAGTTCAGATTTTCAGGTTCAACTTTTGCTTCGACACGATTTAGTTTCAAATGTGTAAAAGCGTAATCTAATAGAGCAGAACTCGCTTCAGGGGCATAACCTTTGCCCCAAAATGCTTTCGAAACATCATAGCCAATCTCAGTCTTTAAATTTTCGAAATCTAAGGAATTATAACCGCATGAACCGATGATTTGATTAGATTCTTTCTCAATAATAGTAAAACGCATAGCTTTATTATTTTGAGTTAGTTCACTGAGAAAATGAATCATATCTTTCGCTTGGTTTTCATCAGTGAAATTACTTATATTCATGAATTTTGTAACGTCAGGATCAGACCATATTCTAAATAAGCTTAATGAATCTGATTCTTTCATTTGTCTTAAATGCAATCTTTGTGTGTGTAGTTCTGTAATCAATACTTTTACCTCCATTATGTTGTTGTGATAGGTAGATTAAAAATATTGATATCTGCGCATAATTCAGTCCCTTCTGGATTAGTTAACTCTTATTATACAAAAAATTACTAAATTGAACAAAAGCGTTATTTTAGTTGGGTATTATGAGGTTTCATTTGAAAGGAACATCCCAATGATAATAAAGAGCACTATAAATCAGTGCTCTTTTTATCAGAAATTGCTAAGTCCTTAAAAATAAAACCATTACGGACAATTTACAATGGTGATAGTCACGTTAGCCATTGTTCCAGGAGAATCAAGAAGTGAAGCGGTAACGGTTACTGTTCCAGGCCCATCAGCTGCTAGAAATACAGCTGTAAAGTTACCAGAAGCATTGGTAATGACAGCAAGAGGAACCATAAAAGCAAGAGAAGGGTTACTAAATGAAAAACTGACTACTACTCCTGGAGTAGGATTACCGTTTACTAATACTTGACCCGAAAAAAATAAAGTATTATTTCCTTGAGTAGATACACATGCTGTGGTGTCGTTAGAAGTCAAGGTAATAGATGCAGGACCAGCAGGAAGATTAAATCCAGTAGGTCCGGTGTTGCCAGTAGGCCCAGTACTTCCGGTAGGTCCAGTAGACCCAGTAGACCCAGTAGACCCAGTAGACCCAGTAGGCCCGGTAGGTCCAGTAGATCCAGTAGGTCCGGTGTTGCCAGTAGGCCCGGTACTTCCGGTAGGTCCAGTAGATCCGGTGTTGCCAGTAGGCCCAGTAACACCCGTTGAACCAGTGGGACCGGTAGGGAATTGAAAGGGTTGCATAGGTGGGAGTGTAGGTCCAATCGAGCCGGGATTTAGTGCAGGGGAGGATAAAAACTCGTCCAATATAATTCACCTCTGAAAAATTAGTATTACTAATATTAAATGCAATGATAGGGAAAAGTGAAATGGACAAGCGGTTGTATTTTATAAATTTAACAAAATAGTTATTTGAGAGAAAAATAATTATTTCAAATGTTGTAATTGCGATTCAGCCATTCCCGCACCAATAATAGCACCAATAATTAATGCACAAGCAATTAAAATACCTAAAATTATCAAAATAGCAAAAGTGATTTTTTTCGCTGTATCTCCTTTCGGAGCAAAAATAGCTAAAACAATTGAGATAGATAGTATAAAAATACCAGTTAAAGAACCGAAGTGTATATATCTAGAAAATGAACCGAAAAATAAGAATGCAGTTAAAAACATTGAAATGAAACCAAAGTATTTTCTCATTGTTTTAGCCTTTCTTGAAAAAATGAATTATACAGATTATACCATTATTAAAGTGAATTGAAGTTGAATTTAAACAAAATCGTTATTTGATTAAAAAGAAAAAAGAGCACATGTTGATATGTACTCTATGCTAATCATTTTAATATCTATTCAATTGTTTCTTTTGTATCAGGTGTATCAAATTTATCAGTCAATTTAAAGATTGCTTCTAAAAGAATTGTAGATAAAATCGCAAAGATTAATACAGCATGTGGTGATAATTGCACTGCTGTGAAATTAAGTTTTGCTAGCCAAAAATATCCGACATACATTGTCAGGAAGGTACTAACAATTGAAATTGTAAATCCTAAGAAACCTAATTCTTTTAACTTTTCTTCAGATAATTTAAATACGCGTAATAAGAAAGAGAAGATGATTCCAACTATGAAAAATCCAATACATAAAGTCAATAGTGACATTATACTTGGGTATTCAACGTCATCAGGCATCCATTGTTTCATTCCTACAATTATGGCTGTAGGGAGCACGATAGGCATTAATAGTGGCGATACTATTAGAAAAATTGCCAATACTCTATTGATGTTGTTTTGATTATTCATAAAGCCTCCAAAAATAATTTAAAAATAATATCCTAGTGGATTCTAACACAGAAGTGTTAGTAAAGCCACAGTTAAAAAAGTGAATTTAAACAAAAACGCTATTTTAGTAGAAAAGGAGGGTTGCTTGTGATTAACCAAATTCACAACATGGATTGCTTAGAGGGAATGAAATTACTGCAGGATAAATCAGTAGACATGATTTTATGCGATTTACCTTATGGAGTTACGCAAAATAAGTGGGATGTGGTCATTCCTTTTAATGAATTATGGCAGCAATACGAACGGATTATTAAAGATAGTGGAGCAATAGTTTTAACTGCTGCACAGCCATTTTCAGCACAGTTAATAGTGAGTAACCCTAAATTGTTTAGATATGAATGGATTTGGGAGAAAACAGCAGCTACAGGTCATTTAAATGCAAAGAAGATGCCGATGAGAGCCCATGAAAGTATTTTAGTTTTTTACAAGAAACTCCCGACATATAACCCTATAAAAACAACGGGACATGCTCCAGTAAATTCATATACAAAGCATCAAGACGATGGAAGTAATTACGGAAAAACGAAGGTTGGTATTAGTGGCGGAGGCAGTACAGAACGTTATCCAAGGAGTGTGCAGCGCTTTTCAACAGATAAGCAGAAAGAAGCTATACATCCAACTCAAAAGCCAGTTGCCCTTTTTGAATATCTGATTAAGACCTACACCAATGAAGGTGAAACGGTCCTAGATAATTGTATTGGATCAGGAACAACTGCAGTAGCTGCTCTAAATACAAATCGTAATTTTATAGGTTTTGAAATTTCAAAAGAATATTGTGTGGCAGCTAATGAACGGATTAATAATTTGCAACAGGTATTACAGGTGATTTAATACAAAAATTTCATTTTATAGAAATAAGGAAACTAAAAAGAGCACCATGCATCAGTGCTCTTTAAGATAGGAGGTAACACTTTGAGCTGGATGGTTAGGTTAAAAGTATATGATGTAGAAAAGGAATAAGACCTACATTTTATTATTAACTCAATATAAAAGAGCAATTAGCTTTTGCTAATTGCTCGGCCCAAGGTAATAGACATAGAGTGGGTATTAGTAAAATTGGCTATTCACGAGCCTGTTTACAGTGTAACCAAGATTATTAAATGTATTCCCTCTTTAAAAACCTTATTCAAACAGTGTTATTTAAAGAGGGAGTGGAGTAATGAAAAAGAATACTTTCCCTTTATACATAAAATGATTTTTTAATTCTCAATATTATATGAGTGTTAAGACAAAAATGTGTAATTAAAAGAGCAGCTAGCAAAAGCTAACTGCTCCAATCATGGAAAAACTGTAGAAACGGGTTTTCTACACTATTGACGGAATATGGGGTTTTATTTAGTGGGGTACTTAAATATTTTCGTTTAAAATTAATCCATATCCTACAAATAAAATAAGTGCTAAAAACACAAATAATGACAATATTAGTAGAACCATAACTTTCCAATTTTTTATCTTAGAGAATCCTATCAAACTAAGAAAATAAGCTCCTGTTGTAAAGACTAGTAAAATAAATAAAAGATAAAAATATACTGTATCCATAATGGATTCATTCATGTTATGTGGCGATACCTCGAGATATAAAAAGAATAAACCGATACAAATGATTGAAAAAATCCAGGACCATAACTTTATATTTTGTTTCATGTTTTCTCCTTTGTTATTAAAAAGTTTTATTATTTTATTTTAATAAAGATTAAAGGAAAAAGAAATAGCAGATGAATTGTAAGAATGTTTTTAACAAAATAATCCTTTTAAAGTAAAACAAACAGAATATAGTCCGGCTAGAAAACTAGAGGACACCAATTCATTAAAGCAGCAATTAAAGCTGTTTTAGGAATAGGTGTCCTTTTTATTTTGAAAAGGGAGATGGGGAAATGAGGGTGTTAAAGGATCAGTTACATGAATGGAAAAATCAATCCAAGCAAGGAAAGAAGAAAAATAAGAAAAAACCAAAAGAGAAATTAAGTACTCGTGAAATTGAGGATTTAATGGGGATGCATAGACCTTGTTACGAACGAAGACGTGGAGCAATAAGACAAAAGTAATCTAAAAATAAAAAGGAGTGGTCTTACATGACTAAACAATTATCTTTCTTACCAAAAATTGATAGAACAGCGACACAAGAGGAATTAGAAGGTGTGTTGGAAAGCGTACGTATACATAGACAATTTGGGATGATGCGTAAAGAAATGAAAGTCACTCCTTCTTATGAAATACGTGAGCACGGTTCTACACATACAGTTGGTAAGCCATTAGAAGATGTTGCTATAGCAAATATTCAACAAAGTAAACGAGAAGAGTGGCTTGAAAGAATGTCAGTACGTATTGATCAGTTTCTAAATCGATTAGGAAACGGACGTGCAGGAAGTATACAAAGAGATATTATTTATAAACGTTATTTAGAAGAAGAGGACGTATGTGATTACATGGTTTATAACGCAATAGGGATGTCAGAGCGTACTTATCGACGTTGGAAGTCTAAAGCGTTTTATAAACTTGCTTTTGCGCTTGGATTAGAAGTTTACGAGACAGAAGAAACGGGAGGGAATGAATAATGAATTTCGTTCAGCCAATACGTGATCCAGAGCTAATACAACAAATTAAAGAGTATTTAAGGGAAAAGAGTGAACGGAATTATATTTTGTTTGTAATAGGAATCAATACTGGTCTACGTATTAGTGACATTTTAAAACTGAAGGTTGGAGATTTAAAAGGAAGTCATATCACAATGCGTGAAATGAAGACCGGTAAACAGAAACGTATTCAAGTTACTGTAGCGTTAAGAAGAGAGTTAAAGTGGTACATTGAAGATATGGAAGATCATGAGTATTTAATTAAGAGTAGGCAAGGAAAGAATAGACCAATAGGAAGAAGTATGGCTTATAAAATACTTAGTACCACAGCAGCTGAGTTTGGCTTAGACGAGATTGGAACGCATACACTACGTAAGACATTCGGATATCATATGTACATGCAGACAAAGAATATAGCATTGCTAATGGAGATATTCAATCATTCAAGCGAACGGGTAACATTAAGATATATAGGAGTAAACCAAGACGCAATGGATAAAGCAATGACTAGGTTTAAAATCTAATCATTGCTTTTTTCTTTTTAATTTTTGTTCCATATATAAATAGATAAGGAATGAGCTTTTTGGGCTATCAATAATGATAGATTAGGTTAATTTTACACGTATACGAAATTTATCACTATTCGTCATGAACCTTTATTTATGGTATTTTTATATGTATTTACTCATAAGAATGAAACTAGCTTAGTATTTACTGGGGGGATTAAGAATGCATAGAGATGAAACCTCATTACATCCTGATACGGGTGTTACATCTGTAATGTTTGTTGAACGCTCATTAAATGAGATTCGTTTTTGGTCTAGAATTATGAAGGAGCATTCTTTTTTTCTTCGATTAGGGTTTAGATGTGAGGATACTCAACTAATCGAAGAGGCCAATCAATTTTACCGATTGTTTGAACATATCGAACAAATAGCGTATTCTTATACAAATGAAACGGATCCTGGGCAAATACAAAGATTTAATTCAGAAGTACAACAAGCAGCAACTAATATTTGGGGATTTAAACGAAAAATTCTAGGATTAATTCTCACATGTAAATTGCCAGGACAAAATAATTTTCCACTGTTAGTCGATCATACAAGTAGGGAAGCTAATTATTTTAGAAACCGTTTAATCCAATTGAATGAAGGTAAATTAGATGCCCTTCCAGATGCTATCATTAAAGAAAATGTTTTCTTTTTAAGGATTATGGCAGACCATGCTAAATTTATTGGTCATCTTCTTGATCCATCGGAAAGAAAGCTTGTAGATACGGCCCGGAATTTTAGCAATGATTTTGATGAATTAATGTATCAAGCAATTGACTTAGAATCTATGAAACCACAATCCCAAACAGTCCCTCTTTTAGATCAATTTTTAGATCAAAATCGTGTGTCGGTTGCATCTCTTCGGGATTTTAAGAAAACAGCACGTGATTTAATTGAGCAATGCAAAATAAAGAGTATCATCCATCCATTATTAGCAGATCATGTCTTCCGTGAGGCTGATAGGTTTCTTGAAATAATTGATATGTTTGATGCTCATCTTACGAATATTAAATCATAATCTAAATAGTCTGCTTAATTTCAAATAAGAATAAACTCCGTTATTTAATATATAACTAGGTTAAATTTCAATATGAATTTTCAAAAATACAAATAAATAAAGGCTGCCACATATTATTGATGGATAATATGTGGCAGCCTTTATTTATTTGCACTGTATTTAAAAAAATGAAGGGTTTTGGCCTAATATACGTTTTAACTGCATACAGTTCCTCATTTTTATTGTGTTGTGTAACTCAAAAGAGTGGGTATTATAAAGCTATGAATAGCAAGGGATTCAGCGACAGGGGCAGTTACACACAATATAAGATATGGGTAAGTGAATATAATGTGAAATCAAGATATAATAGGATTTAGAGGTGAATATTCAAATGGATTATGAGAAGTTAGTAATAGGTGTTGTTGGGGTAATAATAGGTGCGATATTAAATCATTTTTTAAATCAGATAAGAGAAAGGCGTGGCAGGGAATATAAGAATAAGGAGATAGTTTTAAAAGAAGTCTATGCTCCTTTATATAAGATATTATCGCAGGATAAAAGTTACATTTCAGGTTATAAAGGACCGGGAAAGTTAGGTGAAATAGAAAATATTATACATAGCAATAGTGAATTTGTAGACTCTAAATTAAGAGGAATTGTTGAAGCTACAAAAGCTGGGGTTCGTTTTATGGATGTAACATCAGGGGATTATAGTGGTCTTAAAGCAGGATATGATTTTGAAGAACTATTTTGCTATGTATATTCAAAGTATAATAGTTTGAGAAAAGAATTAGGGTTGCCATACGATAAATAACTAAGTATAAAACAATAATGTATAGAAAAAAGTGGCAGAGTCGTGACCGCTTTTTGGCAGTAAATGTGCCGGTTGTTTTGAAATCAATGTGATATATTTGTATTGTGAGTAGTGGCGGAAAAACATTGCTTGCAAAATTCCTCTGAAAATGGATCGTCATGACCGGTGGCGATGGTTGCAGATTGGATGAATAGTTGTTTCTTTTTTTCACATTCAATTGCAATTTACGTTGTGTAAACGGAGAAGGGCTTTTGCTCTTCTTTCAATTACTTAATTATTGTTAGAACAGATAAATTTAAACAACATTAGGTGATTGGAAGAAGAATAAAACTTCATTTACCGTAATTGAAATACAAATTAATACTTAATGAAAAATCATCCATTCGGGTGCTTTATTTTGTAGGATATCCTTCTTTTCTGTCGAATAGATAGAATGGGGAAGGAGGGGTAACAGTGAACAATCGTGGGAATGCAATTAAGCAAATAAATGAGTTTATCAGCTCGAAAAATGAAAAAGTAATGTTAATTAGAGGGACACACCAATATGCAAAGCATTCTTTGGTGTTAGAATTACTTGAACAAAGTAAGAATTTGAAAACAGGCGTATTCAGAGTTACAACATTTCAAAACGTTCCGTTGTTTTTGAATCAAGCAGGATACGATGTTCCAATGAATAAAACAATAACTTCTGGAAAACCATATCAGCTGAAAAATAAAATAATCTATTTTGATTCATTACCGACTAAATCAACATGGGGAAGAACACCTTCTGAATTAGATTTCGCTATAGTTTATCCAATGGATTCATTCTGTGATAAGAAAAATGAAGCTAAAGAAGAGCTTATGCGTGATATTCTCGAATGGAAAAATATAAAGAAGGTTTTCATCGTTTCATGGACGGACGTCAGATGGAATTATGAATGGTTAAAACCATATGTTGATAGATCGATAGTATTTGATGCTGAAGAAGAGAATCCAGAATATCACAAGAATGTACTTAAATGATTAAAGCATCCAAAACGGGTGCTTTTTATTTTGTATAATAAATCTAAGGCGATTTGAAAGGGGATGTTCAGGTGAGGAAATTGGATCGTTTTACTAAACCATATTTTGAAATAAGAGGAGAAAAAGAAGTTGGAGTGTATGAAATAGTTAGACATAAAAGTAATGAATCTATTCTGTTCGAAGAAAAATTCAATTCATTAAAAGAAGCTAGGATGTTTATTTATCAATATGCTCATAATAATTTAGAATGGTTAAATGTAAACAGTGATATAAGTGAGTTTAACTTTAAAGATAATAGAGATGAGAAAGACAATAAGTGGCATGATAATGCAATCGAAAAAGTTTATAAAAAGGAATATAAAGACCTTAAAGATTGGAAGAAATAAAAGTAGCAAATTTGCTGCTTTTTTATTTTATAAGAGAACTCTTTGTATGTGTATATTTTGCTTAGGTCGAATTCTAGTTTTGGTTCTTTGTTTTCCATTTGTTTTACCTATATTTCAATCTGAGTTAATATAACAACTTACATATAATAGCACTAAGCGTTCACATAGTGGCTGCTTTTTATTGTGGTGGACCAATTAGTAAATGAACGTATATTTTTGTAGCATTCCTCCGTTTTATGTAGAATAGGTATTACGAGAGGAGATGAATATTTTGATTCCGGAAATTAATAAGGAAATGGAAGCATTAATTAGAGGGTGGGGTTTACCGAAGGTTCTTAAAGAGCAAGGAGATAATATTGATTTCAAATTTGATGATAATGGATTAGTTGATACCAAGGAAAGTGGTTATGGGGTTGAAGATGGGAAAGTAAAGTTTGCCATTTGGAATAAACGAACTGGAAAAGTTTTATTTACCATGGATTTTCATAAACCTAATTCAATGATAATTGATCTACGTCAATGGAATGAAAAAACACTAATAGTAGATTTGTTATATGTTCATGAAGAATCCTTGAGAAAAAAAGGAATATCTAGCTTTTATATTGAAAAAATTAAAAGTATTACGGAACATATCTATGTAATAGCTAATACAAATGCAAATAAATTCAAAGGTAGTAGTAAAGTTAATGCGTTAACACAAAAAGAGTTAAAAGATTTTTATGAAAAAAGAAATATAAATCTATTAAACTGAAACATCCGTAATGGGTGTTTTTTTATTGTGTAAAAATTACGTAGGTGATGATTCGTGTGTTTGGGATATTTAAAAAGTTTATGAATGATATGATTGCTCTTTTTCAACAAACCATTCAGTTATTCAAGGATACTAATCACAAACAATTCACTATAACTTCATTAAAAATTTTAAATCCCATAGATAAGATGGTCGAAAAGGAAATGGCGCAATTGAAGGATATAAAGGATGAGAAGGAGTGGGGATAATTGAATAGTGTTATAGATGGTAAGATTGCTGCACTTGGTCTTATACCTATTGATAAGAAAGCATATATCAAATACTTTAAACCTCATGAGAAAGCGTACAAGAAGGCTGGGATTAATGTTAATCGATTCAAGTATTACAAACTATATGGCGAGAAACACATGCTTTATTCTGTAGAATATCTGGAACAAACATCAATAAAAGAATTACTGGAAAGAGATAAAGGTAATAAAGTACGTTGGGTAAAGACGGATGAATGAATACAAAACAAAACAACAGAAGCGTAAGTTCTATGACAGTGGTGAGTGGAAGAGAACACGAGAACGAGTAAAGAAGCGTGACAACTATGAGTGTCAGGAATGTAAACGTAATGGTCGTGTTCAAACTGATACCAATGAGTATAGTGAGAGTGCAAGGCGTAAGAAGACTCAACTTGTTGTCCATCATATAAAAGAACTTGAACATCATCCGGAACTTGCATTGGAAATGGACAATCTAGAAACAGTCTGTGTGAATTGCCATAATAAAGAACACGGTAGAACATTCAAAAAGAAAATCAACAAATGGGAACATGATGAAAAATGGTAAAAAAGAATCGGCAATAACAATCCCCCCCTTAAAATATTTCATCAAAAATTGTTCTAAGGGGCACCGGAGGAGGGGGTCGTTTTTCCAGATTTTTAAGTTGTTTCGTATAGGACCCCTACCCAGTATGAAAATATGATTGAATCGAGGTGATATTATGGCGGACATTGATGAGCGTGAGGTGCTAGTAAACAAAGAAAAAAATCGTTTAAAAAGATTATTTAAAGACATCCCACCTAGTAAGTTAAAAGTGGTTGAAGGATTAATTATTCAGGCAGCAAGATTACGAGTTTTATTAAATGAGATGTGGATGGATATATCTGAGAATGGTGACTATGAAATGTTCTCACAATCTGATAAAACAGAGCCGTATGAAAGAGAACGACCTGTTGCCCGGTTATATAATACCCGTGATCAATCATATCAAAGGGTTATTAAACAACTAACGGATTTGTTACCAGAAGGAAATAATAAAAAAGAAATTAAGAAATATTCGGCAAGTGATTTAATATGATTGTTCATAAGTATGTAAGTGAATATATAGAACTATATGAAATAGGAACAGTGGTATTAAATAAAGAACGTATCATGCTTATAAATTATTTAAAGCATGATATATTAACCCGTAATGATTTACATTTTGATGTGGATTTAATTCATAAATGTGTAACTTTCATAGAAAAGTGGCATTTCAAATTAAATTCCTTTCAGAAATTTTTAATAGCATTTGTGTTTTTGTTTGATGAATATGATGATGTTTATTTTGACCAACACTTCTGGATGATGGCAAGGGGGGCTGGTAAAAACGGATTGATTAGTGCATTGACACACTTCTTTATTAGCGAATTGCACGGTATTGAGCATTACAACGTATCAGTAGTTGCTAATACAGAAAGACAGGCTAAAACTTCTTTTATAGATGTTTATGAAAAGAATAAAAAACATGAAATATTAGACGAGTTATTTGTATCAACAAAACAATTGATAACAAATAAAGCTACTCGTTCGACTTTTGAATTTCATACGTCTAATGCAGGGAGTAAAGACTCGTTAAGGGACGGGTGTGTTATTTACGATGAGATACATAGATATGAAAATAGCGATGTTGTAGAAGTGTTCTCTAGCGGTTTAGGTAAAGTGCCTAACTCTAGGGAATTTTTTATTACCACAGATGGATTTGTTCGTGAGGGTTATCTTGACAAAATGAAAGAGCGAGCTATGAATATCCTGAAAGGGAAAGAAAAAGAAGATAGATTGTTTCCTTTTATTTGTAAGCTTGATAACGCTGAAGAAGTAGATAATCCTGATATGTGGGAAAAAGCAAATCCGATGTTTAGTAAACCAATGAGTCAATACGCTAGAGGATTGTTTAAGAAAGTTATGCGTCAGTATAAAAATCTAGAAAACGATCCGTCTAATAGAGAAAATTTCATGACTAAAAGGATGAATATACCAGAAGTAGATTTAACAAAGTCTGTGGCTTCATGGGAAGAAATCATGCGTACTGGTTATGAAGCAGACGGAGAAACGCTCAGAGAAGTTCCAGAATTAAAACATAAAGTAGCTGTAGGCGGTCTCGATTTCGCCAGCATCAAAGACTTTGCTGCGGTCGGTTTATTATTTAAACATGGTGAGGATTATATTTGGAAAGGTCATTCTTTTGTACGTAAAGGATTCTTGGATAAGGTGAAACTGAAAGCACCTATTTATGAATGGGCTGAAAAGGGTTTGTTAACTATTGTGGATGAACCTGTAATTAATATCTCTCACATTGTAGATTGGTTTGTGAAAATGCGTGAGATATACGGTGTTAATACGATTGTGGCCGATACATTCCGTCTTGATCTTGTTAAAACGGCACTTGAAGCTGAAGGATTTACATTGTTGTATATTCGTAATCCAAAGGCGATACATTCTCTTTTAGCTCCAAGAGTTGAAACGTTATTTGCAAACAATCTTATTATTTTTGGAGATAATCCATTAATGCGTTGGTACACCAACAACGTCTACGTCCACATCAAAAAAGACGGCAACAAAGAATATTTGAAAAAAGATGAATTCAAGAGAAAAACAGATGGATTCCAAGCCTTTATCCATGCATTATGGCAAGCGGATAACATTCTTGTGGATGAATTCGACTTTATGTTAGACGGTATTAAATTCTAATAAAGGGGGTGATAATTATTGGATGGTTGGACGCTGTATTTAAAAGAAATAGTGAATTAGGATTTATGTTTGATGTGGAAATGTTTATTGAAAAATCAAATAGAGTCCACATGAAGCGACTTGCAATTGATACATGTATTTCTTTTTTAGGTAGAACAATTAGTCAGTCGGAATTTAGAGTGAAAAATGGTGAAGAGTTCGAAAAGGATGAGCTTTATTACCGATTAAATGTTAGACCGAATAAAAATATGACAGCTAGTACCTTTTGGGAAAGATTCATTTACAAACTTATTTATGATAATGAAGCTTTGATTATACAAGCTGATGATGGTGATCTACTTATTGCTGATGACTTTGAACATAACGAATATGCTGTATTTGAAGATACCTTTACGAATGTCACAGTAAAAGATTATCAGTTTAAGAGAAGCTTTAAACAAAATGAAGTCATTCATTTAAGATATCGGAATGACAAATTATCACCTCTTATTGATGGTTTGTTTACTGATTATGGTGATTTATTCGGGAGGATATTAAGTTCTCAAAAGCGTAAAAATCAAATTCGGGCTACAGTTGATATGGACATGCTCGCTGCAAAAAGTAAAGAACATCAGGCAAAACTCCAAAACTTCATTAATGATATGTATAAAGCGGTTGGAGAAAATGACATTGCCATCATTCCGCAACAACCAGGATTTAAATACGAAGAAACATCGGGTGGAGTGAATTCTGGTCAAAGTGTGGAAGAAATAAACAAAGTAACTAGCGGATTTTTAAATCAAGTAGCAATGGCTTTTGGTATTCCGACTGCTTTGTTATATGGTGAAATGGCTGATGTTGAAAAGCAAACGAAAAATTATATGCTTTTCACAGTGAAACCTTTGTTAAAAAAGATATCAGATGAAGCGAATGTTAAATTTTTTGAACAAGAAGAGTATCTTTCAGGTCAAAAAATTGAAATTAAAGCGGTTTCTTATCAAAGTATATTCGAGCTTGCTGAAAGTATTGATAAACTCATTTCTTCTAGTGCATTCACAGGTAATGAGCTTAGATTGGAAGTAGGATATGATATTTCAAATGATCCGAACTTAAACAAACATTATATTACGAAAAACTATACAGAAACTCATTTAACTGAAGGAGGTGAGAAACAAAATGACGGTGAAAATTGACGTTAAAGGGCCAATTATTTCTAATGATGAAGCTTGGATTTATGATTGGTTTGAAATGGATGCTGCAAGCCCTGGTAAGATTTCAAAAGCGCTTGATGATGCCAATGGTGATGATTTAATCATATCAATTAATAGTCCTGGTGGTTATGTATACGAGGGGTCAGAGATTTACACAGCGTTGAAAAATTACCCTGGTCATGTGGAAGCTCAAATTGTTGGTTTGGCTGCAAGTGCGGCTTCTGTTATTGCAATGGCTGCTGACAAAGTCCGAATTTCTCCAACTGCACAACTCATGATTCATAACGCTTCAATGTGGAATGGTGGAGATCATCGCGATATGTCAAAGGCTGCCGAAATGCTAAAAACAACAGATCGAGCAATTGTAAACGCCTATGTCATTAAAAGCGGTAAATCAGAAGAAGAACTACTTCATATGATGGCTGAAGAAACTTGGATGGGTCCACAACAAGCATTAGAAAATAACTTTGTGGATGAAATCATGTTTATGGATAATCAGATTAAAATGACAGCTTCAGCTTCTACTGTTGCCATGCTTCCACAGAAAGTAATCAATGGTTTTAGAAATGGAACAATGAATAAAGGCCAAGGGATTACAAAAGAAGATTTAAACATTGCTTTATCAGGCCTAAAAAACGAAATCTTAAACGATTTACAAAACAATAAAGAAGAACAACTAAAGGAGCCGAATCCTAAACCTGTAAAAAACAGTGGGATTAAAGGGCTCCTTTTAAAATTATAAAAAAATGGAGGAAACACACAATGGTCATTAAATTTAATAAATCTGAAGCATTTAATAAAGCGAAAGTAAAGTTAACGGATGCTTTAACTAATGCAGAAAGTACAGAGCAAGAACAAACGGCAGCATTTGAAGGTTTCTTTGATGCAATGCAAACAGATGTAATCAGCACAGTTCGTAATCAGTTAAATGATGAAATGTTAGATCGTTCTATTCTTCAACAACGCGGTCAAAATGTATTAACTGCAGCAGAAACAAAGTTCTTTAATGCAGTTGTACAAGAAGGTGGATTTAAAGACGGTTCTATCCTGCCAGTAACTACGCAAGAACGTGTATTTGAAGACTTAGTTAAAGAACATCCATTACTGGATGCTTTAGGGCTACAAGATTTAGGAGCTGTAACTAAGTTCATTTATTCTGATGCAACAAAAGCATATGCATGGGGCGAATTGTTCGGTGAAATTCGAGGGCAAGTAAATGCAGCGTTCCGAGAAGAAAAAATTGGTCAACTTAAATTAACTGCATTCGCAGCTATTCCAAATGATATGTTAGAGCTCGGCCCTGAATGGGTTGAACGTTATGTTCGAACTCTATTAGTAGAATCATATTCAGTAGGTTTAGAGTTTGGATTTGTAAATGGTGGCGGATCAGTAGCACATCAACCTGTAGGTTTAATGAAAGATGTAAATGCAACTACAGGCGCGGTTACTGATAAGAAATCATCCGGTACATTAACATTTGCTCCTTCTCAATTTGGTGAGGTTGTTGCTGGAGAATTATATGAAGTGGTAAAAGCTTTATCAACTGATGCGAAAGGGAAATCACGAAAAGTCCTAAATAACATCGTAATGGTTGTAAATCCTGTAGATTCAATTGGTGTACAAGCACGTAACACAATCCAAACATCAACAGGCCAATGGGTAATGGCGCTGCCTTATAACATTCAGACTGTTGAATCTGAAGAAGTGCCAGTAGGTAAAGCGTTATTCTTTGTAAAAGGTCAATATCTTGCAGCGATCGCAGGTGGTTACAAACTTAAAAAGTTTGACCAAACATTAGCAATTGAAGATGCTATGCTTTATACAATTAAACAGTTTGCTAACGGTAAACCAAAGGATAATAAAGCAGCTCTTGTTTATGATTTAAAAATTTCATTCACACCACCGACACAAGGATGATGTAAATGGATACAGTAATTTCAGTTGTAATATTGCAGGGATTTAAAGATAGGATGCACTTAGGGGATGAGGAAGATGATAACCTAAAGCGCATCCTTTCTACGTCTAACAAGGCATTACTTAGGGTTTGTGGGAATTATGATTTAAATAAAGACGAGGAGTTCAAAGAATTAGTCTTTGAACGTTCTCGTTATGTTTATAACGATGCATTAGAGTATTTTGACAAGAATTTTTTAAGTCAGATTAATAGTTTAGGTATCGATAAAGCATTAGAAGAAATTAAATTGGACGGTGATTAATATGCGTCCTTTTCAGTACAAGAAACCACTGAATACAGGTGATTGTAGAAATCGAATTATCATTGAGCAACCTGAAGTAATAAAAGATGATTTGAATCAAGAAGTTGAAACAGGTAATTGGCAAGAAGTAAAAAAAGTATGGGCAATGATAAAAACGGTAAAAGGTTCAGAGTACATTGAAGCTTCAGCTTCACAGTCTACACGAATTTATCGGTTTGTAATTCCTTATACAACAGGAATTACAGAATTAATGCGAATTAAAATGAAGGATCGTATCTTTGACATTATCGAACCCCCAATGAATGATGATGAAATGTATCAAACATTGACTATTATCGCAAAGGAGCATGTTTAATATGAATGATTTTGCGAGCGAACTTGCTAAAGAATTGCAAAGATATGCAAATGTTGTGGAAGAAGAATTATTGACAGCGCAAGAAGAAGTTGCTGATGTTGCTGTGAATAAATTAAAACAAAACAGTCCTAAAAAAACAGGTGCTTATCGTAAAGGGTGGCGTAAGAAAAAAGAAGATAATGGTGTTGTTATTCATAATACTCAAGGACAATTAACACATCTTTTAGAAAAGGGACATGCGAAAGTTGGCGGTGGACGTGTTCCGGGTCAAGTTCATATCCGTCCAGTTGAAGAGTATGTAATTGATGAATTGCCAAGACGTATTGAAAGGGCGGTTCAACAATGACATTAGGTGAATTAACAAAAATTCTTGAAGCTACAGAATATCCTGTGGCTTATTCGCATTTCACAGCAACACCGACCAAGCCAGTTCCAGCGCCACCTTATATATGTTTCCTTGTGGATGGATCAGCAAATTTAATGGCTGATAACAAGGTTTATCACAAAATAAATGATTTAAATATAGAGCTTTATACAACTAAAAAAGATTTAGTCGCAGAAGCAAAGCTTGAAAAGGTCCTAGACGATCACGAGATTCCTTATGACTCGTACTGGACTTTTATTGAATCTGAAAAAATGTATCAAAAAATATACGGAACGAGGTTGATATAAATGAATGAAAATAAAGTAGCTTTCGGTCTGAAAAATGTCCACTATGCACTCTATGACATTAAAGATGGTGTAGTTACATTTAGTACACCGATACGATTACCAGGTGCGGTTGAATTAACATTTGATCCACGAGGTGATTTAATTGAGTTCTATGCAGATGACATGCTTTACTACGCAGCAAGTAATAACCAAGGGTATGATGGCACTTTATCAATCGCTCATATTCCGGAGCAATTTGCAATTGATGCATTAGGTGAGGAATTAGACGAAGAAGATGGTGTGTTAAATGAATTAGCCGATGCAAAAGGAAAATCATTTGCATTGTTATTTGAATTCGATGGCGATGTAAGAGCCACTCGACACGTTATGTTTAACTGTTCAGCAAGTCGTCCAACACTTGCATCTAAAACGAAAACAAATTCAGCAGAGCCTAACACAAATGAACTTAAATTTGTATCAAGCCCCATTGATATTAATGGAAAACGTATGGTTAAAACGAAAACTACAACTAAATCAAAACAAGAAATCTATGATAATTGGTATAAAAAAGTTTATACAAAAGTACCTGCATTACCAAAGGGAGCGTAATAACAAATGGAAAAGACAATTACAATAGACGGAAAACAAGTCAGATTAAGAGCTACAGCAGCAATAGTTAAGCGATATAAAGCACAATTCAGACGTAATTTATTTTCAGATTTGATGGCATTAGGGGCAATTAACGCTTTAGCTTCATCAGATGGGTCAGAACAACCAATTGATATGTCTAATGTCGATATGAGTAAAGTAGATTTTGAATTTATTTATGACTTAACGTGGATATACGCCAAAACGGCTGATCCTAATATTCCTGATCCTATGACGTGGCTAGATGGATTTGAAGAATTCCCAATTGAAGAAATTATGCCTGAGGTCATGGAATTAGTTCAGGTCACTATGGGAGCAAAAAAAAAATAAAGAAAAATAATGGAGAGCAAGGGACATTCAGTGATGAAGAATTTACCACTGAATTATTCCTTGCTCTTTGTTATAAAGCGAAATTAACAAGCTGGGATTTAGAAGATATGACAATCGGTGATTGCTTTGATTACATTGCTGAATTTGCTGAGCTAGAGAATCCAGATAAAGAAAAAGTTAGAAAAGCAAATCAAAAAGACTTCGATTCATTCTAAGAAAGGGGTGAGAAAATGGCAGGAAGAATTAAAGGGATTACGATTGAAATTGGTGGTAATACTCAGCCCCTACAAAATGCTTTAAAAGATGTAAATAAACAAAGTGATGCTTTGGCTAAGGAATTAAAAGATGTTGAGCGTTTGTTAAAGTTTGACCCTGGTAATTTGGAAGCATTAGCGCAAAAACAACAGTTACTTACACAACAGATTGAAAACACAACGCAAAAATTAGATAAGTTAAAGGCAGCGGAACAACAAGTTCAAGCGCAATTTCAAAACGGTAAAATTTCTGAAGAACAGTATCGTGCATTCAGGCGTGAGATTGAATTTACAGAAGGGTCACTTAATGGTCTTAAAAATAAACTAGGAAACATGAAAGCTGAGCAAGAGAATGTAGCGAGTTCCACAAGGCAATTAGAAACATTGTTTAGAGCTACAGGAAAAAGCGTTGATGATTTTGCAGGAGCATTAGGGAATCGTCTTGTGAATGCAATTCGAAATGGAACAGCTACAAGTCGTCAGTTAGAGCAAGCGATTGGAATTATTGGTCGTGAGGCATTAGGTACAGAAGCTGATATTGAAAATTTACAAAGAGCCCTCCGATCTGTGGATGCCGGAAACTCCATACGGCAAGTACAAAATGAGTTAAGAGAATTACAACAAGAAGCTGGTAGAACCGAGAAAAAGTTTGAAGGACTACAAGTAGGATTAGAAAACGTTATTGGTGGATTAGCAGCTGGTGGCGGGATTGCAACCGCAATTGAAAAAGCAATGGACATGTCGAAGTTAAAAACAAAAATTGAAATAGGATTTGATGTTCCTGAGTCCTCAAAAAAATCAGTAGAGGATGCTGTGAGAGGAATTTCAGCCTATGGATTAGATGCAGAAGAAGCACTTGAGGGTGTAAGAAGACAATGGGCTTTGAATAAAAATGTTAGTGATGAAGCAAATGCTTCTTTCGTAAAGAGTGCAGCTGTTATTTCTAATGCTTATGCTGGCATAGATTTTACTGAATTAATTCAAGAAACAAATGAAATCGGTAATGAATTAGGTATTTCACAAGAAGGCGCTCTCGGTATGGCTGATGCCTTATTAAAAATGGGTTTTCCACCGGAACAATTAGATATTATTGCTGAATATGGTGGTCAGCTGACGCGAGCCGGATACAATGCTGAAGAAGTGCAAGCTATTATGGCAGCTGGGGTCGAAACAGGTACTTGGAATTAGATTATAGTTCCCTTGTATGGCGACATACAATGAAAAACTCCTTTAATTCAGTGAAACTCTCAAATGAGACAATACTGAGCGAAGCCTTTTAATTAAGGAACGTGCAACGACTAGTCGAAAGACGTAGGGTGTAAGCATATGACACTCGAAACGGGGAGCAACTCAAGTAGTTGAAGATATAGTCTAATCTATACGGTGACGTATAGCAGTTCATAGAGAACGGGCGTGACCTTGCGAATCACGTTGAATGTAAATGATTGATAATCTCTTAGATGGTTTAAAAGAAGGGCGTATTAAAGCGGCTGAATTCGGTCAAGGTGTCGATAAAGCTATGAAAGAATCGCTTGAAGGCACAAAAATTTCAGCAGAACAAGTTGAAAAATGGGGTCAGGCAGTAGCTAAAGGTGGTAAAGATGGATCGGCAGCAATGACTGAAATTGCACAGGCTTTATCAGAAGTTGAGGATGAAACAAAGCGTAATGAATTAGGTGTTAAGTTTTTCGGTAGATGCTGAATTGTGCCGAAGTAAAATCGCGGTATAAAGCAAAGAGGGTGCGAATCCTAATTTGAACCGAAGGCTATACAAAGTATAGTCAGGGGCAGAGCATAGAGGGTGAAAAGATATAACCCCTCCACGAGACCGCGACACTTATTAGTGAAAACGTATGCCGAACTTACAGGAAATGAACTGTAAGAAGTAGAGGATAAAAAGCCTTTACGATAACAAAATGACAATGTATGAAGATCAAGGGCAAAACATCATTAATACTTTGCTAGGCGCGAAAGAGAAAACAGTTGATTTTGGGAAGCAACAAGATAAACTGAATGATTCTATTAAGAAAATGGATGCAAACCCAGCGGTTAAATTTCAAAAAGCGATGCAGGATTTACAAGTTGCGCTTCAGCCAGTTCTTAGTGTCATAGCGGATGTTATTTCCAAAATAGCTGAATGGGTTTCAAACAATCCAAAGTTAGCAGCCACATTAACAGCTGTTGCAGTAGCTATTGGGGTTATTTCTGGTGCGATTTTAGCGCTTGCTCCTATAGTCATGACAGTCATGAGCTTCTTTGAAATTGGAGCTTTAGCAGCAGCTGGACTTGTTGCTATTGTCCCTATTATTATCGCAGCTATAGTGGCTCTAGGAATTGCTATTTATAAAAATTGGGATTCTATAAAACAGTGGACTATAGATATGTGGAATTCTATTAAAGAATATTTAATAGAACTTTGGAATGGCATCGTTCAATCCTCTAGTGAAGCATGGAATTCATTTTTAGAAACAATGCATGCATTTTTTGATCCGATAGGTCAATTTTTCAGCGATTTATGGACAGGTATAGGTGAGATATGTAGTACTACCTGGAATTCTATTGTTGAATTCTTTTCTGGAGCTTGGGCTTCATTCACTGAAATGATGCATAGTTTCTTTGATCCGATAGGTGAATTTTTTAGTAGTTTATGGTCCGGAATTGTTGAAACGGCGTCTTCTTGGTGGACTTCTTTAGTTACAACAGCTTCTGAATTGTGGGGAACACTCGTACAAGCTTGGCAGGAAACGTGGAATACTGTACTTACGGTCTTAGACCCTATCATTTCATTGATTTCTACGGTCCTAGAGGCAGGTTGGTTATTAATCCAAGCAGGGGTACAAATTGCGTGGGCAGCGATAAGTCAGTATATTATTCAACCAATCCAAGAAGCTTACAATTGGGTGAGTAAACAAATTAGCGAAATGGTTACATGGCTTGGTACACAATGGGAAATTGCAAAAGCCGTGGCTCAAGTTGCATGGGGATTACTTAAGCAATATATTATTCAGCCAGTCCAGGAAGCTTGGAGTACAACAAAAGAAAAATTCAGTGATTTGATTTCTTGGTTAAGCTCACAGTGGGAACTTGCTAAATCGTATACTCTTATGGCTTGGAATTTGGTTAAACAGTATGTAATTCAACCTGTTCAAGACTTGTGGAATACAACCAAGCAAAAACTTGGTGAATTAGCAAATTGGATATTAAGCAACTGGGAATCTATAAAATCTTATACACTTACAGCTTGGAATTTAGTGAAGAAATATGTAATTGATCCTGTCACTGAGACGTATAATCAAGCCAAACAAAAATTCACTGATTTATATAATTCAGCTAAAGAAAAATTCGATTCCGTAAAGAGTGCCGCACAAGAAAAATTCGAAGCAGCTAAACGTTTTATTATTGATCCAATAAAAGATGCAGTTGACAGTGTAGAAAAGTTTATAGGGAAAATCAAGAGTTTCTTTAGTGACTTGAAGTTAAAGATTCCTAAACCTGAGATGCCACCTCTTCCACACTTTAGCTTGCAAACTAGTACAAAAAATATTTTAGGAAAAGATATTACATTCCCTTCTGGACTAAATATAGATTGGCGCGCAAAAGGTGGTATCTTCACTAAACCAACTATCTTCGGAATGAATGGTGGAAACTTGCAAGGTGCAGGAGAAGCCGGAAAAGAAGCGGTTTTACCATTGAATAAAAAGACACTTGGAGATATTGGCGCAGGAATCGTAGCAGCCATGCCACGACAACAATTTATTATGCCGGGAGAAATAAATCAATTAATGGGTGATATGAGCCGTATGATGGCTAGTTCTGTGAGTCAATTATCAGGATTAAAGAGTGTCATGAGTGGTGTGTATGGAAGCATGTCAAATAGTAGACAAGCTATGGCAAGCAGCGTATCAAATCAAGTGATTAATTACGGATCTGGTTCGTCTTCTAGTGGTGAAGTTATTCCAATGCTGGGTGGAGATTTAGTTATTGAAGTGCCTGTTAATTTAGAAGGAAGAGACGTGGCACGCGGTACTTATCGCTATACAACCGAGTATCAAGAAAGAGAAGCAAAAAGAAACTCAGCCTTTTAGGTTTGGGTTTCTTTTATTTTAGAGAGAAGTGGGGTGACGGTATGAGTTCTTTTACATTTAACAATATATGTAAGGATTTTATTCAAATCGAAAAAGGATGGAAAAGACCAGCTTGGGCGCCATTAAAACGAAAATTTCTAAGTGTTCCAGGTTATCCAGGTGCAAGATTATTAACGACAGAAACTGAAATGCGAGTTTTACCTGTTCCGGTCGGAATTATTGTTCCTGATGGATCTGACCTAGAAACATTAAAAGAAGAAATAGCAGAGTGGTTAATTACAGAAAAACCTGTTGAATTAGTCTTTGATGTAACACCTAATAGGACATACCTAGCAGTTATTGATGAAGATTTTGATCCCGAGGATTTTGTTGCTTTAGGTAAAGGTACTTTGAATTTTGTTTGTCCGATGCCATATAAGTTAGGACCTACTAAAACAGTAGAATTTGAAATGGATGGGCGTGGGTTAATAGCAAATTTTCAAAACAAAGGAAGTGTAGAATCCAATCCAATTATAGAGGTTGAAGTGACAAAACCTTCTACATTTCTTGATGTATGGAATGGAACGAATTATTTTCGCATTGGATATCCATTAAAAGCAGACCAAGTTCCAGTTGAAAGAAATCAACGTGTGTTATGGGACGAGATGGGAACAACCATAGGATGGACGGATGTACCTAAAACTGAGGACATGACTGGTGGAGGAAAGTTTAAATCAGATGGATACCGTTTTATGGCCGAGTATCTAGGTGAACCTACAGTAAAAGGATGGCATGGTTGCATAGCCAAAAAGAATATTCCACAAGGACCATTACAGGATTTTATCATGCAAGCTTACGTACATATTAATAGTTATCATTGGGATCAAATGGGGCGTGTGGAAATCGGTCTTCTTGATGAAAATAGCGATTATGTAGCCCGTATATCAATGAGTGATGTCCAATGGGAAGCCGAGCAAAACAGTGGATTTGCTAGTGTGGGGAACAGTAAGAAACCTGGTGGGCAAGTTTTAATTAATGAACATGGAGATCATCCAGATACTTGGACTAATTTTAGAGGGCGATTATGGCTCGCTAGGACCGGTAATAGATGGGAAGCGTATATTTCTAAGTTTATATTAGGTACTGAAATCGATGATGCTGAAAGGTTCGTTGTCTGGTTTGATGAAAATAACGTGAATATGAATAAAGTCACTCAAGTACAAATCAGCATTTCTCAGTTCTCTAACAACATGTTTTGTTCGCAAATGTCTATTGACGATTTGAAAATTTGGAAGGTTAACATGAATACACAAAATAATCCTCCTTATATCTTTGATGTTGGTGACAAAGTAGTTATTGATACTGAGCGAAGTCTTGTAACGATAAATGGTAAAAGTGCTATTAATCTAAAAGATATATTTAGTGACTATCCTGTTATTCATAAGGGTTCGAATAAACTAGAAATCATGCCTTCAACTGTCGGAACAGCCAAAGTAATGTATAGGGAGCGATTTAGATGAGGACACCAAGTGGAATCTTACATGTTGTTGATTTTAAAACGAGTCAAATTGTTTCCAATATACAACCAAAAGATTATTGGGACGATAAACGACATTGGGAGATAAAAAATAACATTGATACTTTAGAGTTTAAAGTATTTGATAATACAGATCATGCAGCGACACTCATGCAGCAAAATTTAGTTTTAAAAGAAGTTCGTGATGGTCGCATTGTTCCATATGTAATTACTGAAGCTGAGAAAGATTCAGATGATAGATCAGTCATTGCTTATGCATCTGGTGAATGGATTCAACTCGCGAAAGCTGGCATTATCAATCCACAGAAGATTGTAGGTAAAACAGTCAATGAGTTTATCGATATAGCTCTTGTGGGTACGAAGTGGAAAAGGGGGAAAACAGAATACGCTGGCTTCCACGCTATGACGATTGATGAATTCATAGATCCACTGAAATTTTTAAAAGACATTGCTTCCTTATTCGATTTAGAAATTCAATATCGCGCGGAAGTTGTAGGGTCTCAAATTGTTGGTCGTTATGTAGATATGGTGAAAAAGCGAGGTCGTGATACAGGCAAAGAAGTAACTCTTGGTAAAGATTTGATGGGTATCAAACGAATTGAGAATTCCCAAAACATCTGTACAGCCCTATTAGGGTTCGTAAAAAAAGAAGGTGGAGACTTTATAACCATCTCTAGTATTAATAATGGAGTTCCTTATCTTGTAGACAATGATGCATTTCAGCGATGGAATGAACGAGGACAACATAAATTTGGCTTTTATACACCGGAAACAGAAGAAGATATAACACCACAACGTCTTTTAACTCTTATGAAAACAGAACTAGCCAAACGGATCAATACATCTTATATATATGAAGTTCAAGCACAAAGTATAGGGCGTGTGTTTGGACTAGCTCATGAGCTAATTAATGAGGGGGATACAATCCGAATAAAAGATACAGGGTTTACACCGAAGCTTTATTTAGAAGCAAGAGCAATTGCTGGTGATGAGTCATTTACTGATCCTTCACAAGATAAATATGCATTCGGAGATTATCGAGAAATTGTGGATGCTAATGAAGAATTACGTAAGCTCTATAATAAAGTCCTGGCTTCATTAGGTAGTAAACAAGAAATTCTTAATCGGCTAGATGAGTTAGTTAAAGAAACTGTTGTAACAGCAAATAATGCTCAAAAAGAATCTGAATCCGCTAAGAAACTGGCTGAAAAGGTCCAGGAAAACCTAAAAAATAATACGGTAAATATTATTGAAGCTAAAAATCCACCGACGGATAATCTTATAGTAGGTAAGACATTGTGGCGAGACATTAGCAAAGGTAAACCGGGTATTTTAAAAGTGTGGAACGGTAATGGTTGGGAGCTACTTATTCCTGATCCAGAAACTATCAAGAAAGAAACTATGGAGCAGGTTAATAAGGATATTCAACTTACAAAAGAAGAATTAAATAAGAAAGTGGAGGAAGCACAAAAAGAAACTGCTGGTCAATTCAAGGAAGTAACAGAAAACCTTCAAGAAGTTTCTTTAACTATTAAAAATGTACAAAATTCTCAAGGTGAAATTGCCAAAACTTTCTCTGAAATGAAACAAACCAACGAAGGCTTTACTAAATCTATTGAATCGCTAAAAAAAAAAGACGGTGAAATCACTGAAAAATTAAATACAGTGGTAGAGACTGCTGAAGGTACGAAAAAGACCCTCTCTGAGGTGCAGCAAACAACTAATAATCTAAAGAAAACCACAACTGAAATTACAGAAAAGGCTGGCCAGATTAGTGAGAAGTTGGAGATTGTAGAAAAGAAAGTTAATAACGATAAAGCTGGAGGGCGTAATCTGTTATTAGATTCAAACGTCAAATATGAAAAAACAGATTATCTAATCAATCCATATTCTCTAACTGAAAATTTTGTTGCAGGTGAGGAATATACTTTTGTAATTAAAGGGAGTGTCCCGCAAGGCCAGAAATTTGGAATTTGGCAGAATGGTGGTTCAAATAATGTTGGATATGCAATAAGTGTTTATGCGAATGGAATTACCTATGTAACTTTTAAAGCCGTAGCAGCAACGAGTGGTAATGAAAGAAAGTTGAGTCTATATAACTTTCCAAGTAACACTACAAAATCCGTTGTAGAATGGGTCGCTTTATATAAAGGTAATAGGCCACAGGATTGGACACCAGCTCCAGAAAATCAAGTAACGAATGATGAATTCACGAAGAAAACAAGCGAGATTGAAAAAAGTGTGAATGGTATTAAAGAAAGTATTAAAACGGTAGAAAAAACACAAGTCAATTTTAGCGAGCGTGTTACTACTGTAGAGAAAACAGCAGACGGTATTAGAGAAAAAGTTACTAGTTTACAAGAAATACAAACCAAACAAGGTACGCAGTTACAAGAGGCTAAAGCAGGTTGGGAAACTACTGCAAAAGCTTTGGAAGGAAAAGTAGAAATAAAAGATGTTGAAAATTATGTAGGTGGTTTAGGTACTGTAAACGAGTTACGTGATGCTGAGTTTAAGCTAGGGCAAAAATATTGGTTTTGGAATAGTGGTAATGGAGCTACTGGCTCTGTTGACACGAATTTAAAATACAAAGGTATGAATACATTTTCAATCACTGTTACTGGCCAGACTCAAGATCGTTGGTGGGGACTTACAAGTCAATTCATTAATTGTCAGGTAAACGAAGACTTTGTTGCATCAGGTTATTTCAATACGGATGGGAAAACACCTATTGATAGTGGTGGTGCATTTATTGAAATTGAATGGTGGACGGCTGACAAAAAAACTCGTGTTAAAACAGCTAGGACGAATATCAAAGTTGTAAATAATACGTGGATTCGTGCTGTATGTACAGATAAAGCACCTGCCAATGCAGCGTTTGTGAGATGGCGTTATTACATTACAAGAAATGGGCGTTTATGGTGTGCTGCACCCATGTTACAACGTGGCACTATAGCTACAGAATTTTGGTTACATCCGAAAGATCAAACTGATGTTGATAAAATGATAGAAGATATCGCCAATAGAGTAGCTACTGAGAAATACAATCAGAAAGTTACAGAGTTAGAAAGAAGTATCGCTGCTAATGAAGAAGGCGTTACTATCATTTCCGGAAAACAGGAAAGTTTTATTAATGAGACCTATAATGCCTATGTAAAGAAAACGGAATCTAAGTTACAGGTATTAGATGAAGGAATCCTTGCACAGATTTTAAAGGACGGTATCATTACTTCTATTAATATGTCACCTGGTAAGATTACAATCGATGCTGAGAAGCTGAATATTAATGCTGATACAATGGTAAAATGGTTAACTGCAAAAGGCATTGATACGAATCTTATTAGAATTGATGGTGATAAGATAACCATTGATAAAGATGGTGTAACTGTTAAAATGCTAGACTTCCTATTCCAAGACGAATGGGGCACAAAAACAACTGCAGTATCAAGACGAAACCTAATAGCAGATCCCGATTTTTCTAGTGTTACAAAGAAAAACATTGGGAATGCAGATTATTATGGATTTGAAGGTGGATATGGCCTTACTTGGAAGTCCTGGGGAAATGTCGTAATAGAAAAGAATACACATATATTTGATTACGAGCAAATGGTGAATGCTGCAAGGGTAGATATGTATAACTATCCAGAAGCAATCGTGAATAATGGGATACATCCTGGAAATGAATACACATTATCTGCTCATTTTAGAGCATCAATGATAAATGGGGTACGTAAAACAGGGAAGCCGCGTTTACAAGTATGCTGCGTTACATTCCGAGACAATGTAAGTTACGATACATGGCATGAACAAAAAATGGATTTCCCTGAACCGTCTACCTATTATGGAGAAATCAGAAGATACTCTTTCACTTTCAAAGTGCCGACAAACTATATTCCGCAACAGCATGCATTAATTATTAAGGTTTGTTCTGGAAATGCTGACATGAGACAAGGGACAGCGGTTTGTGTATCGGGTGTAACGCTATACAGTGGTAAATATGCATCTATGTATAACTGGGATCGAGCAGCAGCCGAAAGGGCCGATGGCCTTCAACCGTTCAATAGAATTGCTATAGGCGGTGTAAATAACAACATAGGTCCAGCTGATAATGGGCAGACCTTTGATATAAGTACAGAAAAGGATGTATTCATACATCAACCTATTCTAACGCAGGGAATAAATTTAGGGCGTAATAGAATGGGCCAAGCTGGGTCCATTCGTTTCTTTGATGGCGGTCAAGGCTATGGATTTTATTTTATGGGAATGGGAGGACAATGGTACAAGCTACCTAACGTTTAGGAGGAAAATATATGGATGATTACAAGGATTTACAAGGTTATCCCTTACAAGCGGGGCAAGGTGCTCCGTTTGCTGGTAGGTTAGTAGATTCAGAAAGAAACGAAAACGGAGTATTTGTGCGAATTCCTTTTGATATGCTAAATAATGCCGGTTTATATGGTGCTAATAAAGTAGAGGTGTGGGGGGAAACGGATGGAACGATATATTTCCGTATTGCAACAAGATGCGAAATCTGTAAACGTGGAGCACGTCTATATGAACTAGATATGGGATTTGCGAAAAAGCACATTTGTATGGAGTGTTATACATCGCTTACGAGTTCTTATCCGCCACAAGAACCACCAAAACCAACTAATGAAAATAATACGCAAACAGAGCAGGAGCAGCAATAGCTGGTCTTTTTTTATTTCTGTTTATATTAGTTTTTAAGTGTTTTAATTATTAATTATAATATATAATAAATATGATTTTGTTGTCATACAATTTAATATCGCATTTAGGAGGTATATTATGAAAAAGAAGTTTATGTTAACGATGCTTCTGCTTGCATTAATGGTAGGATTACATCCTAATTCAATGACAAAAGCAGAAACCACAAGTGTACAAGGTGAACAATTTGAACAAGGGAAGTATGATTTAAAAGCTGAATCCCCGTTTGGATATAACTGGAATAAGAACTCCCCTTATGCGGGAACAGAAACAGGTAAAGTGAAATGGGAATACAAGCTTTATAAAAAGGATGGTGGTATTCAACTTTTTAGTGCTCCACCAGCAATTGGAAGAGATGGGACGATTTATGTTGGGAACAACAATAAAAAATTGTATGCATTTAATAAAACTGGTTCCATTAAATGGGTTAAAGATGATGTAACAGATTCAAATATTTCACCGGTTATAGCGGAAGATGGAACTATTTATGTTGCATACGGCAAATTGACTGCTTTGAATCCAGACGGTTCTATTAAATGGCAAGTTAAAGATGCACAAGCTGCACATACACCTATTATAGATAGTGAAGGTACAATTTATGTATATACTTCAAAATCAATAACTGCTTATAATTCGAATGGATCAAAGAAATGGGAATCAAGTAAGATGTTTGAAGGAGCTAATAGCGGTAAGAATTCTATGTTGATGTCAAAAGATGGAATTATTTATACTTTACTTTCAAGTGGCGAAAATTATTTTCTATATGCCCATGATAAAAATGGTAAAGAATTATGGAATAAAAAGGCTAGGGGGGATGCGGGCAACCCCGGTTTTTCTCTTGGATTAAACAATGAATTATATATAAATGGTGGATCTATCATTCATATTTTTGATAAAGACGGAAATCTAATAAAGCAGTGGAAGCCAGATAAGATGCGTTCAATAACTGCTTCTACAATCTCTTCGAAGGATGGGACAATATATATAACTGGAGATGGCTCGCTAGCTGCATATAATCAAGACTACACATTGAAGTGGAAAACTTTATCGGATGGAGGGGTTGGGAACTCACCAGTAATAGATAAAAATGGTGTAGTTTATGTTAATTCAGCACAAGCATTATACGTAGTAAATCCCGATGGAACGCTAAAATGGAAGATGCCATTTTCATTGTTTCATCCTGGTTCTACCAATGATACTATAATCATTGGTAGAGATGGAACTTTATACTTGCCGGGATATGTTCCAGAAGTAACTTACTTTGGTCCTGAAAAAACGTATTATTCAGTAGTAGCTATTGGCGATTCTTATACAGACACTGTGTGTACTAAAGATAGTACATACATGGAAGTACTTAAATCGCTGGAAGCAAAAAGTAAGACTGCTAAGTTAACAGATGAAGAGAAGAAAGAAGCGCGTGATATTTTGAAGAAATTATCGGATGATCTTGATAAAACAGATAAATAAAATCAATTGGATTAATACAATTAAATGGTTTTTGAGAAAAGAGAGACAAGTGTCTCTCTTTTTTTATTATAAATAAGGAGATGGAAAGATGGATCGTATTGATGTATTAATGAAAGCATTTATTGCTACATTTGGTGGCTTTTGTGGGTATTTCTTGGGAGGATGGGATGCAACATTGAAAATCTTAGTAACGATGGCAGTTATTGATTATTTAACTGGCATGATTGCAGCAGGGTATAACGGAGAATTAAAAAGTAAAGTTGGTTTCAAAGGCATCGCCAAAAAGGTGGTGCTTTTTCTTTTGGTCGGAGCGGCAGCTCAATTAGATGCAGCGTTAGGAAGTAATAGTGCTATTCGTGAAGCGACAATTTTCTTCTTCATGGGTAATGAATTACTTTCACTTTTAGAAAATGCCGGACGAATGGGTATTCCGCTTCCGCAAGCTTTAACAAATGCAGTTGAGATTTTAGGCGGTAAACAAAAACAAGAAGATAGAAAAGGAGATGTTAAGTAATGGGACAAATTATTGATATTTCAAAATGGAATGGTGACATTAACTGGCCTATAGCAAAGCAATACATTGATTTCATCATCGCTCGTGTACAAGATGGTTCAAATTATGTAGATCCATTGTATAAAGGATATGTACAAGCCATGAAGCAACATGGTATTCCTTTTGGTAACTATGCATTCTGTCGTTTCGTTTCTGCAAATGATGCAAGAATAGAAGCTCGTGACTTCTGGAACCGTGGAGACAAGAGCGCGACAGTCTGGGTTGCAGATGTTGAAGTAAAAACAATGAATGATATGAGAGCGGGCACACAAGCATTTATTGATGAACTGCGCCGATTAGGTGCTCAGAAAGTTGGTTTATACGTTGGTCATCATATGTATGCTCCGTTTGGTATGGCAAATGTAAAAGCTGACTTTGTTTGGATTCCTCGTTATGGCGGTAATAAGCCAGCTTATGCATGCGATATTTGGCAATACACAGAGACAGGTAATGTACCTGGTATCGGTAAGTGTGATTTGAACCAATTGATTGGCAGTAAATCATTATCTTGGTTTACAGGAGAGGAACAAACAGAACAATTTGTTGCTAATGGTGGCTATCAATACGTTAAATCTGGTGGGTTTGGTATTTCACTGGTTCAGGAAGTCGTAAATGCTATGAATGAGCGTGGAACAAAAGGGAAGGTTGTCTCTGATCCATTAACTGGTTTAGCTTACTTACAAACTGAAGTACTACCTAATGGCGAGCTTGATAAGATTACAGCTTGGATGGATGAAAGAAACTGGTGGTACGAGTACATTAAAAAATAA